CGTGAAATGGGATGCGGTAGACGGGGCGACATCATACAACGTATACAGAGGTGCTGACAAACGCCTGGATAAGAGCGTGACAAAACCGACACACACAATCACCGGATTAAGTGCAGATACACAATTGACTGTTAATGTAACAGCCGTTGGCCCTGGTGGAGAATCTCAAATGTCAGAGATCGTCACCAAAACACAAGCAGCGGCAGAATAAGGAGGGATTATGATGGCAAGAGTGAAAAAGCTAAACCGTGTCTTGACCGTTTCAGATGAACGCGTAAGCGGCTATCTAAGGGACGGATATGATCAGATCGACGAAACCGGAAATATCCTGAAAAGAGCCACGGGCGGCCGCACAGTGCCAGTCAGTGAGCACAATAAAGCGTTGGACAAGATCGAAGCGCTTGAAGAAGAATTGAAAGCAGCACAAAAAGCTCTCGAAAAGGCTCAGAAAGAGTTAAAAACCAAAAAAGACAGCAAAAAGGAATAGAAAAGAGGGGTGAACATGCCTTATATCACTCCGGAATATTACAACAATGTCTATACAGGGGCTGCGGCCCCTGATTCTTCCGAATTAGAAAAATATATAAACCGGGCCACGGACATTATCGACCAAATTACAAATTACAAGCTTTATGGACAGAAATTGGAGAAATTCCCCCCTTTAATTCAAGATTTGATTATGAAAGCGACGGCGGCGCAAGTTGAGTTTTATGTAATGAAGGGCGGAGACGCGGCAATTAACGCCGGATCAGATGAAATGGATAGTGTAAGTGTTGGCTCATTTAGCTACAGCAAAGGCGGGAACAGAAGTGAAGGTAATCAGGCGGCCCGCGTCAGCCCTTCTGTTCTTTCTTATTTAGCTCATACGGGCCTGTTATATCGTGGGGTGTCCGTTCATGGCTAAACCAATACCTATTAATCTCCTGGTCCATACAATTGATTATGAGGAATATAGCGATCAATCTAATGGATGGGGTGACGGGTTTGCGCCTTCCCTGACTATTGAAAATGTCAGAGTAGAGCCCGTAACAGCAGTTATGAGAAGTAACGCCCGAAATGATATAGAGGGTGAGGCTATTATCTTTATTGATCGTTTAAATTCAAAACCGTTTAAGCGGCCGGAAGAGAAGTCCATCGTAACATTTGAAGGGCGTAAGTATGAAATTCAGCGGGTCAGATCCTTATATGATGAAAATCCAAAAACGCCCCATCATTACGAGGTGGAAATAAAATGAGACTGAACATTCGGATCGAAATGGGAAATGTTTCGCGCAGGATAAATCAATTTAATAGGGAAGGACAATTCTTGCTCTCTTCTGAAGTCCTGAAAGACGCTAATTATTACGCGCCCCAGGATACATCAAATCTGATTCGTAGTTCTCAGCGAAGTTCAGATTTTGAGAAAGGTAAGCTGATTTGGGACACGCCTTACGCCAAAAAGCTTTATTATAATCCTCAGTATAATTTCTCAAAAGACAGGAATCCCAACGCCCGCGGGTTATGGTTTGAAGCGGCAAAATCTATCTTTCTCCGGCGTTGGTTAACCTTGCTTGAAGAGTTGAGAAATAGATCTATATAGGTGATGCAGATGGATTTTTTTGATCGGATGAAAGAGTATATCGAAAACAACATTTCGCTTTTTCAAAATCCTTTAAGTGTCGGCGGATTAGTGAAGGACAATGACATTTCTATATCGGCCATACCTGGTCCGCCGTCCAAAAAAAACATGGCCATGGAGAGAGGATATACATTCCCGTTTCAGATATTAGTGCGCCATCGTAGCCAGGAGAAATCATATAAAACGTGTCAGCAAATATCAGACCACTTAGACCAATTAATAAATGGGGCTATCGTTAGCCATGACGGGTCTTTTGAGTTCGTGACATGCAATATGTATACATCTCCTAATATCGTCGAGACGACCCCAAAAGGGGCTATATATACGGCCATGTTTCAAGCGGAGATTTATTTAAAATAAGGAGTGAATTAAATGGCACAAAATCAAAAAGAAGGCCTATTAATCCAGTCGTCACACAAATTTTTTATTGATACAACGCCTGAAGCAGAAAAGCCAACATGGACAAGGTTGGCAAAAGGATTTAATTCCTTTGATCCGCAGATGAATGAAAATATCGCGCAGGATAATTATTTAGATGGCGGCGGCCTTGGTACAAGTACAGTCATGGGCGGTCAGTTAACAGTTGCGTTTGAGGGCCACCGTTATTATGGTGATCCGGCTCAAGATTGGATCTTTTCGAAATTTATTAAGATCGGAAATGAGCGGGAAACTAGCATGCGATGGGAGCAGCCGGATGGCGTTACATTAGAAGGGACGATCACTGTCGCCGTTACCGGAGGACCAAGCGGTGAAGCTGCCGGAAAAGGTGAAGTGAGCGTGGAAATTCATTTCAATGGCACGCCAAGAGAAACAATAGGTTCAGATACGCCCTAATGCGCCCCAAAATCTACGGTACACAGCTACAGCCAATACCGTTACAGTGGAATGGGATGCCGTAGAAGGGGCGGACTCATACAAAATATATAGAGGTGCAGATCAAAAATTCGCACAGGAAGTCACAGAAACAAAATATACAGCGAATGAATTGGCTGCAGACACACAACTTACAATAAACGTTACGGCCGTTAATTCTCAAGGTGAATCACCAAAAACTGAAATTGTAACGAGAACACAAAAAGAGACGCCCTGACGCGCCCGCAAACGTTTCAGTCTCTAGCATAACAGACGACGAAGCCAAACTTGCTTGGGATGCTGCAGAGCGGGCAAATTACTATTTAATTTATATCAGCGGGCTTGCAGATCCGATCAAAGCAACGGAAACATCTTACGTTCTATCTACTGCAGGCGCAACGCATTATACTGTCAGGGTTTCGGCCGTAAATGATGGCGGAGAGTCATTGAAATCAAAAGCGGTAGAATTCGTCACGCCACCAAAAGCGCCGGAAAACTTCCAGTATCAGGACTTGAAGAACAAATCAGTTAAATTAACATGGGATACTGTTTCGGGCGCTCAGAAATACCGTGTTTACAGATTTAGCGTGAAAATAGCCGAGGTAAGTAATCCGAGTTGGAGCACTACTTATTTAACGCCAGGAACAGCCTATAATTTTTTTGTAACGGCCGTTGGCGAAGGCGGAGAATCAAAACAGAGTAACTGGATCTACTTCACAGCACCAAAAGAATAACAAAAAAGATAGAGTGTTAGCGGCTGCTAACACTCTTTTTTAAAGGGGATGAAAAAATGACAGTAATCAAGGTTAATTTAGAAGAAACTGTACAAGAATTTGAAATAGGCGGGAAAGTATATAGGCTTGCTTATGATGATGAAAGCCTGGGAAGATATTTACGGAGAATGAGAGCTTTTTATCGGTCTTCCGTGGATGCTACCAACAAAAAATTTGACGAAATGACAGAAGCAGAGCAGGACGAAATGACGGCAAAGGCGTTAAAAGAAGCAGAAGAAATAATGGACACATTTTTCGGCGAGGGATCTTTTCATCCGATTTATGAAGCCTGCGGGAAATCCATGCAAAACCTATATAATGTCATCGAAGCCGTGGGAGAGTTCTTGGAGGATAAAGCAAGCAAGGTCAAAGCAGAAAAGCGCGCATCCTATGTGAATAGAAAGTGATACCTTTATGAAGTTAACTGACAGCTTTAAAGACATAATCACATTTGAAGGGCAGCATATAAAAGTCAAGCTATCTTTCGATGTTGTGTTAAAGGCCTTCGAATTATTGGAAGATGACTACTTTTCCGATGCGGAGAAATGGGAAATGTTGGCTGAAATGTTTGTCGCTAATCCGGCAGATATAAGGGGGCTGTGTCTCTCAGAGAAAGTCACATTTGCAAACGCAGTCTTTGACTACCTAATTGCGGAAAGGACAGAAAAACCCTCGGAGAATTCCGATGACATCGAAGATTATAGCTATTCCGATGAACCATATTATGATTTTACCCAAGACGCGGACTACATCTACGCGTCTTTTTTGTTTGATTACAATATTGATCTAATTGAACAACAAGGGAAGCTACATTGGAAAAAGTTTAAAGCCCTATTGAACGGTTTGAGCGAAAAAACAAAATTCCGCGAAGTCGTGAATATACGAATGCGCGAGTTACCAAAAGACAAAGAAGAGCGCAGGCGGTTAGAAAAGCTAAAACGCTTGTACGCCCTAAAAGAAAAACCGCAAAACGAAGCAAGAATTAAGAAAAAGGTTGAAGCGCTTGACCGAAAAATGAACGACTTAGCGGCAGCATTGCGGAATAAAGGAGGGCGTTAATTTGTCAGATGGAAGAATAGTTATAGATTCGATTTTTGATCCATCCGGCGCAAATAGAGGCGTTGCCAGTCTTCAAAAGAAATTTTCGCAAGTTGGCGACAAGATGAAAAGCACAGGGGAATCTTTAAGTAAATACCTAACTGTTCCTATGGCTGCAGCGGGAGCGGCAGGAATCGCGGCGGCTTTAGACATTGGGAAGTCTCAAACAAAAATACAAAACAGTTTAGGCCTGACAGACGCAAAGGCGAAGCAGCTTACAAACTCGGCGAAAAACATCTATAAGTCAGGATTTGGGGAGAGTTTGGAAGAGGTTTCCGACTCTCTTATTCAAACCCGTCAAAACATCCAGGGATTAAATGATGAACAATTAGAAAAGGTTACAAAATCCGCAATGGTTTTGGCCGAGACGTTTGACGCTGATGTGAACGAAGTGACCAGGGCAGGCAGCAACGTAATGAAAGGATTTGGAGTCGATTCCGCAAAAGCTTTTGACTTGATGGCCTATGGCGCTCAAAACGGCTTGAATTTCTCGAACGAAATGTTTGATAACTTGAGCGAATACGCGCCTTTATTCGGGAAAATGGGCTTTTCGGCCGATGAATACTTTCAATTACTTGTGAAAGGCAGCAAGGCGGGCGTCTATAACCTCGATTATATTAATGACGTTATGAAAGAATTTCAGATAAGAGTAAAAGACGGATCAAAATCAACCAGTGAAGCAATGGGACAACTATCCGGAAAGACACAAAAAGTGTGGAAGGATTTTCTTTCAGGAAAAGGGACTGTTAAAGACGTATCGAACGCTGTTTTAGGCGAATTAAAGGGCATGGATGACCAGGTAGAAGCGAATAACATCGGCGTTGCTCTATTCGGAACTAAATGGGAAGATTTGGAATCTGATGCGATGTATGCCCTGGGCGGCATTGACGGGAAAATCGGTGATGTTTCAGGGACGATGGACAAAATGACGCAAAATGCTGAAGAATCATTCTCAAAACGATTCACAGCCGTGTGGCGGCAGTTGCTTTTAGCATTAGAACCCGTGGGAAATGTGTTACTGGATCTTGCAAGCAATGCGTTGCCGACTATTACAAACGCAATCTCTTTCCTTACTAACGCCTTTTCTTCACTATCTCCGACCATGCAATACGTAGTTGTAGGCTTAGGGGCGTTACTGGCGGCCGTCGGCCCTTTGCTTGTGATATTAGGATCTTTAGTAAGCTCCGTTTCGGCCCTTATTCCTTTATTTGCAGGGCTTTCAGTTCCGATTTTACCCATTGTCGCTGCAATATCTGCCCTGGTAGCGGTTGGCGTTCTTCTGTGGCAAAATTGGGAAACAATCAGCCAAAAAGCTCAGGAAATCTGGGGAGCAATTTGGACGTATTTGCAGCCCGTTGTACAAGCCATACGTGATTTTATTATGCAAAAATTTGAAGAAGTACGCAGTTGGTGGATGGAAATTTGGCCGAAATTAAAGGAAGCTTTCATGAACATTTGGAATGCCATATCAGCATTTATCACACCAATTATAAACGCGATTGTTACGCTTTTTAAATGGGCATGGCCTTTAATAGAATCAATAATAGTATCGGTATGGGAAAACATAAAAGGGGTCATCGACGGCGCTTTAAAGATAATCATGGGAATTGTGGAAGCATTCGCGGCCCTTTTCACTGGCGATTGGAAGGGATTATGGGAAGCCGTTAAAAAAATCATTTCCGGCGCGCTTGAGCTCATTTGGAATTGGGTTCAGTTGTTCGGAATAGGAAAACTCTTGAAGTTCTTCACAGGATTAGCATCAAAGCTTTTGAGCCCAATAGGTAAGATGTGGGGAGACATTAAAAAAGTGTTCTCGGAAGCCCTCGGAAAAATTTGGGGTTGGGTCAAAGATAAATTTCAAGGCATTGTCACTTCCGTCGGCGAAAAAATGACTGCAGCCAAAACCAAAGTAACAAGCGTTTGGAATTCCGTAAAGGAATTCTTTTCTTCTATTTTGGGGCGGATTTGGCAGACTGTTAAAGACAAATTCCAAGGTATGGTTGGATCCGTCGGAGACAAGATGGGGTCTGTATTCAGCAAAGTAAAAAGCATATGGGAAAAGGTCACAGGATTCTTCAAAAGTATTGATTTGCTACAGGTAGGAAAAGACATTATTAATGGCTTAATAAAGGGTATCAGTTCAATGGCCGGATCATTATTCAAAAAGGCAAAAGATGTGGCAAACGGTGTTACTAAAAAAATCAAAAAAACCCTACACATTGCTTCACCTTCAAAAGTAATGATTAAAGTTGGTAAGTGGACAGGCGAAGGGATAGAAATTGGCCTGGGAGATAGTGAAAAAGATGTTTTAAATGCTGCTGATAAATTGGCGGCGGCGGCCACGCCTCAAATTCCAAGTTTCAAAGATTTTTCAACCGATGTTTTGAGTATGCCTGCATGGGGCGGGGAACAAAAATCAAATGATTTAGGTATGGCCGAAGCTATGCGAACCTTAGCAAGTTCGATTTTTGAACGTCCATTAGAGATCAAAATACCAACAATACAAACAGATTTAGTCTTAAATAGTCAAAGATTCGCAACGGCAACCGAAAAGGACATAACAAAAGCGCAGCAGCGCCAATCTTACCGAGATAGGCGGCGTTACAAATGACAATAAAATTTAACGGAATATCAAAACCTTTTTTTCATGCAACAGTAGACACAGAACGGCCGATGTGGGCCCCGATAGAATGGGATATGGTTGAAATCCCTGGTCGCCCTGGTGCATATCCGAAGCAAAAGAAAGTAAAAGCCCGTCCTTTAAGCGTTTCCGTTGTAATAAAAGGCGTTGACGACATGGAAAAGGCAAAAGAAGAAGTCGCGGAATGGCTTGTGACCGATGAAGCTAAACCCCTTATCTTTTCTGATGAACCTGATAGAACATATTTCGCGGTTATTGATGGGGAAGGCCAATTGGATGATGTTTTTAAATACGGAAAAGGAACAATCACTTTCATCTGTCCCGATCCTTATAAACACGGAAAAGAATCGGTATTTTCATTGTCAACAGGTATTACAACAATTTCGAGCGCCGGGAGCGCCCCGACCTATCCGATTATCGAATATACTTTCGAAAGCAGTGCAAACGAATTCAATGTGGAGCTTTTAAATGAGGCTGAAGTCTTACAAGCAGGGGTATATCTGAAATACAATTTCGTAAAAGATGACAAACTCATTATTGACTTCTCAAAAAGACTTGCTACAGTCAACCACACCAAGAGAAACACAGCAATATTGATCAAGTCTGAGTTTTTCAAAATCCCACCAAAAAAGAAAATGAAAATCAGATCAACTCACTCAAGCACTATGCGAGTGATTAACAAATATTTATGAAGGGCGGGGGTTGTCATGGCCGATATGTGGATTTTAGACAAGGGTGATCAACCCTTGGCTATTTTATCGACTGATGCGGAAGGAGCTTGTAATTTTCATTCCGCCACATTCAGAGAGGAATTGAACCAAGGGTCATCTTTTTCATTTACATGTGATGCCTCCCATGATGACAGCAGGCATGTAACGGGGTTAAATCAAGTCCTTTTTAAAGATGAAGACGGTTTTTTTCGTCTTTTTAAGATCAGGGAAATAGACAAAAGCAATGGAGCGGAAGGCCCTGAAAAAATAGTGCAATGCGAGCCCGCAGAAATGGAGCTACTAGAAGCTATTATTGAGGATATACGTCCGCAGGATGCCACGCAGCAATATGCGTTAGACAGAGTTTTAGAAAAAACAAGATGGACAGGAAATGTCACGGCACAACTTGGCCTACAATCAACTAATTTTTATCATATTAGCGCTTATGAAGCCATTTCGAAAATTATTGATACATGGGGCGGCGAATTGCGTTTCACTGTCTCATTTGATGAAGAAACAAACAAGATTACTGAGAGAGTAGTTAATATAGTTGATCGGCGCGGCGTGGATGAAGGGGATCGTTTTGAGGTCGGATATAACGTAGAAAATATTCACTATACAGAAATGACTTACCCTGTTTCTGCTTTATATGGTTGGGGCGGCAGCGTAGAAACAGAGAACGGCGGAAATTCCCGATACATTGATTTTGCAGATGTAGTATGGTCTGTATCTGCAGGCGATCCCGTAAATAAACCCAAAGGTCAAAAATGGGTTGAATTTCCCGAAGCCAAGTCCAAGTATGGTTTACAGAATTCGGACGGATCAATTATTAATACGTTCGGCCAATGGCAAGATGAAAACATTACAGATCCCGAAGAATTACTAAAAAAAACCTATGAACAATTGGTAAATGTCGCTTCAAAGCCGGAAGGGAATTACACGCTTGATGTCATCCCTACTGATAAAGTTTCACTCGGAGATACAAGAATAGCCATAGATCGAACGCAAGTTGATTCAATAGAATTTCAGTCCCGTATCATTGCCCTTGAATATGACATTTCAAATCCGGACGAAACAAGGAAAGTAGAAATGGGCCAATTTTTAGATGTGTATGAGTCAGACAAACGCATTGATGAAATTGAGGAATCACTTAAAAACATAAACAGAGATACAAAAGTGACGGACGGCAGCTTTCCGGATATAAAGCCCCCAACCCCTGAGAATGTAACAATCGAGGGATTATTCTCAAGTGTTTCGCTTTCATGGACTTTTGATTCCTCTTCATATATTGCAGCCTATGAAGTTCATGGATCACAGGTGAAGGGGTTTGCACCATCCAAAGCCTCTATTTTATGGAAAGGAAAAGAGGGAGGATGGATTCATGATAAAGCCGGAGTTGATAATGTTTGGTATTACCGAATAAGGGCAGTAAATTATCACGGCACAGCAAGTGATTATACAGAAGAATTTTCGGCACGAACCGTCCGAATCGGAACAAATCACTTAGAAGATCTATCAATAACAAACTCTAAAATAGGGACTCTTTCTGCTGATAAAATCAATTTTGGCATATTAAATGGTATAGCCATTAATGCGGCAACAATAACGGGAAGTAAAATGGTTTTTGAAGATCCTAACCCGTACAATGTCAGCTATTTAACGGCATCTGAAATCTATATGAGAAGAAAAGACAGGGAAGACAATACCAAGTTTAGTCTTTTTCAGGTTACTGAAGGAAAAGTAATAACGGATGGCGGTTCGATCACTGGCGATTCCACACGGATAACTATTCAATCTGGTATGTTGTCTGCTACATCCAGTTATGACAACACAGAATTAAGAATAAGTAGCTCGAGCGACAGATCCGGCCCGGCACTTGAATTTTTCAAAGGTTCAAAATCAATGGGGTATTTTGGTGTAAACGCGAATATGTTAGCGATCCAATCTATAACAAATAAATCTTTGTACATTGGAACAAGAAATTTAACACTCACAGGCGGGGCGCTATCCCTTACTGAAGATTTAAGCGACGGCAAAGGGACATTAAGGGTGCTGATGGGAGAGGCCACAAAACACGCGCAGATCATGACGGAAGGGGTTCTTTCCGGTCTTAGCTTGTACGGTGGGAAAAACGGGGGAGATATTAACCTGACTTCTGACGGCTCCGGGCCGCGTTTTTATTCAAATGCAATATATAACCGTACCTACTCAAACGCGGCAAACGTCTATGTTACATCATATGGAACGCTTGGTCGCGTTACGTCCGCCAGTAAATATAAAGTTAATATAAAAGAGTTTCCGGCTGACAAATATGAAAAGGTGCTCGATCTAATACCCAAAACCTGGTATGACAAAAATGCAGTGGAGTCTTATGCTGAAGTTTTGGCTACTGAAAACGGCGAGGTAGACGAAGGAGACAAACCTTATATCACAAGAATTCCTGGTCTTATCGCTGAAGATGTGGAAGCAGCGGGCTTAAAAGAATTTGTGAGTTATGGTGAGGCTGACGAAAGCGGTAAAAGGGAGATCGAAGGCCTTATGTATGATAGGCTTTTGACGTTATTAATCCCGATCGTTAAAAATCTCAAAGAACAGGTCACGGACATTGAAGGGAGATTGAAAAATGCAGGAATTTAAACAAGATGTGAAGGAAACTGACGCCGAAGAGAGGGCGGCCATTTTCGAAGAAAAAGCAGCAAAATATCAGCAAAAATGGGTCTTGGCTGAAGACATGCTTATGACAGAACAATTCATGGCTAAAAAGCAGGCGGAGAAAATGAGCAAACAGGAAGAGACAATAAAAAAACTAGAGAATTATATAAAAAAATTAGAAGCTGACATGGAGAATTTCGGGAATTCAGCAAACGTCACATCAGAATAATTACTACACATCAAAAGCGGCAAAAAGGCGGCTTTTTTATTTTGCCTCTAAGGAGGTGATAACAAAAAATGGAGGATACAATTGTGATTAATAACCTTGAAACATTAGATTTAGCGAGAGTTTACCTATTTGGGGGTGTGAAATACCTTGATTTACTGCTAGTTTTCAGCATTATTGACATCCTGACAGGCGTAATTAAGGCATGGAAATTTAAAAGTTTACGAAGCCGAAGTGCTTGGTTTGGTTACGTCCGGAAAATGCTCAACTTCCTTGTGATCATTGTGGCCAACTTTGTAGATCAAATTCTTAATCTGAACGGCGTCCTGACATTTGGAACCGTTCTTTTTTATATCGCCAATGAGGGGCTTTCAATTACAGAGAACCTTGCGCAGATCGGCGTCAAGATTCCAAAATTTATCACAGACCGTTTGCACGTAATTGAAAATGAAAGCGAAAAAACAACCAATAAAGATGATCAGGCTGCTAGCTAACCCGGCAGCTCTTTTTATTTCAAAAAAAGAATAGGAGAAGATGAAACATGGTGAAAATTACAAAGGACTTTATTCCAGTAGGACACAATAACAGACCCGGCAACGCAATGAACCCGGCATACATCACAGTTCATAACACGGCAAACACAGAAAAAGGGGCAAACGCGGCCATGCACGCCCGTTATGTAAAGAATCCGGGAACGGCTACAAGTTGGCATTTTACAGTTGACGAAAAAGAGGTGTATCAACATCTTCCATTGAATGAAAACGGGTGGCACGCGGGAGACGGGAACGGACCCGGAAACCGAAAATCTATCGGTATTGAAATTTGCGAAAACAGCGATGGAGATTTTAATAAAGCCGTAGCGAACGCGCAATGGTTGATTAAAAAGCTTATGAAGGAGCAAGGCATTTCCCTTTCAAACGTAGTACCTCATAAACACTGGTCAGGAAAACAATGCCCGCACAAGCTGCTCGATCGGTGGGACTCATTTAAAGCCAATATCAGCGGGGCAGCATCTTCACCTGCGAAAACAGAAACAAAGACGGGGAGGGCGACGTACACCGTCAAGAAAGGGGATACGTTATCTGAAATCGCCCAAAAAGAAGGCATTAGCATGACTACTCTTCAAAAGCTGAATGGCATCAAGAATCCGAATTTGATTAAAGTTGGCCAAGTGCTGAAGCTTACGGGATCATCCAATTCTTCTAAATCATCATCTAACGGCAAAAAATACGTTTACCTTCCGGCATCTGCCGACTCATGGCGCATCTATCCGACAAACAAAGCGCCCGTCAAAGGAAACGAGATAAACTATTTGCGCCCGAAAAAATTCGGCGGCCTTAAATACGAAATTCTTGCGAATCCCCAAACGGACGTGTACACGATCAAGACGGACCAGTTCGGAAAGGTAAACATCTATGCAGGAAAAATAACAGGCGCAAAAGTAAAATAATTAAAGCGAGATTGTGAAATTTTAAGATTGAAAAAAAGAAGGATTTTGTACCCTATAAGAATAAAACGTACGCTCAAAGTGGATAAATATCCCCTCAGATAACTTTTCTGAGGGTCTTTTTTTATGCAAAAAAAGAAAGCCTATTAGATTAGGCTTTCTTTATAAAATATGGACTGTTTTAGTTTACATAATGTAGTTTGTGGGAAGTTGTCACTTTACCCCGTTAAAGTTTTTCACAATCTCAAGTTGTAAAGAAATATGTAATAAAAAAGCAACGCATTCACCGTTGAATGAGTTGCTTTTGTTTAAACTCGCATTCACCGTTGAATGAGAGTAAGTTTATTATGTCCGTTAACAAACCATGGTATTACTATATAATATGATGGTAACATGAAATAAGTGCGAATTCAAGAAGAAAAATAAAAAGGGGAATTCTAAAAATGTCTCACTTATTTAATACCTTCCACACAAAGCAAATAAACGTGTTTTTTGATGAATCAGGTAAAGGAATACAGCAAAGGCCCAATCTTTTAGGATCGCTATCCATACCCAAAAAGGTTTATGAATGTGATGATATTAAATATATGAATTGGTTTTTACGAAAAGGGAAATTAAATATACACTGGAAAAATTACAACGGCGGACACATGGACAAAGCAAATATCATAAATTTGATTGAAATGTTCATACTCTATAAGGATTACATAAAACTGAACGTTATTAATTATCATTATGGTTTCCTTACTTCACAACCTTTATTCGCGCAAAAGGATTTAGAAGCCACGATTTATTCTAAATTGCCGGAACGTTTGATTTACGGACTTATCAGGGGATACGGAAGTGAAGCAACCGTGTCAGCCGATATTTACATTGAGGCCGCAAATGAATATGACAGAATTAACCTAAGTGAAACCCTGGTCACTGATCTTAATAGCCAATCACTATACAGAGGTGAAAAATTCATCGCTAACAGTTGCGAAATGCTGCCGAAAAATACAGAAGTCGGTTTAGAATTAACAGATGTTCTTTTAGGATTGATTAGAACAATCATTCAAAACCCTGCAATCGGCAAAGCAGGGCGCAGCATAAGAGAAAAAGTCAATTTGACCGTTGAGCTGTTAGAAAATCAAGAATTAAAACATATACTCGGCGATATAAAATATTATGAATGGCGCGGACATAAGCAACTCACAAAAATTAACTTCATGGACTACATATATTCTTTTTTGTTACAACATCGTTTTTAAAAAGAGGACATGTGCTTCAGTCCTTTTTTTTTTTGCAACGTCGTTCCCTTTAAGAGTACATTTTAACAAAAATGTATTGATTTGTTCCCTTAGAGGGAATATAATGAATTTATAACAGAACAAGGGGGAAGAAAAAATGAATTTAGATAGGCATGGTGTAGTAACAAAAAAAGGAACACGCGTCATTTTCATCGGTGTTAATCGTTTTATCGAGATTATTCCAACATTCTTAGATTACGCTGCAGAATGGCCCGTGTGGGATGAAATCGCTGATATTATCGAAGGCACAATGGAATTCAATCATCGGGATGTTCTTGCAGGAGAGCTTGAGCCAATACACGATGAAGAAACTGGCGAAATGTACTTAGAATTTTTTATAGCAGGCAGTCCAATTCTTGACTGCGAAGAAGCGACAACAGCGTTATGATTAAGATATTAAAATCCAAAAGGGGGAAAACTGAGTGACTAAATTCAGAACATTCTTGTATCAGTTGGCGAAGTTTTTGGGTGATGTAAACGCGATAAAAAAAGGGACGTACGGCAAAAGGATAAGAAACCGGGCCGTCGGAAAAATGACAAGTAGGATTTTCAAAAAATGAGGAAAAGAAGGTGAATTGAGCTTGCAATACAAAAACAGAATAGATAAAGCTCCAAAAAAGGTTAAAGGGGCAAAGAAGGGGCGCTTTGGTCGGCCTTCCCTTCTTTGCCTGGTGCTCCGCATAACAGCGAAGTCAAGTCATTATACCATTAGCAGGCGCAGCTTATCAATTCTGCTGTCATCGCTGCTGCTAACGTTTATGTCATCCTCCTGGGCTTTTGCAATGGATAAATACAATAGTTTTGAGGAATTGGAAGCAAATGAACCATCATCAAACTATCGTGTTTTTTCAAATAGCATTTCTACGCCTGTTTTAATCTTAGCGCCTCACGGCGGCGGGATAGAGGGAGGAACAAGCGAACTGGCTTTAGAATTGAGTCATTCATACTCGACCTATTTATTTGAGTCTTTAAAGATTCCTGGGGCCTTTGATCTCCATATAACAAGCACAAATTTCAATGAGCCCAGAGCGCTTAACATGGTGAGTAAGTCTGACCTGACTATTTCCTTACATGGATATGCGTCAAACGATGAACATACTTTAGTAGGCGGCACGGACAGGGAAACGGCTGAAATGCTTGTCGTATTATTAAACAAATTCGGTTTTTCTGCTGAGTTACTATCTGAAAACTCAATCCTAGCCGGAACAGATCCGGAAAACATAGCGAATAGGAATAGAACTGGAAAAAGCATTCAGTTGGAAATAAGCACCGGACAGCGCCAAGCAATGTTTGACAATTTTTCCATCGCCGGAAGGTCCGAAAGCAAAAATGAGAATTTTTATAAATTCACAAACCTGTTGTCGGAGTTTATTGACCGTATAAACTCATCTCTCGATGTACCCTTTAAGGATATTTTTTAGAATTTAAATCATCTTTTGTACCCTTAAAGCATACAATATATTAAACAACAAGAAAGGGGGCCTGCTTTTCATGTGGGGAGTACATCAAAGAATGGCGGAGCTTTGGAACATTCAAAGCAATCAGCGGAAACTTACAAAAGAAGAAATGAGCGAATTAAAAATCTGCCTGGATGCAAACATGATCAAGTGTAGGAAGGTGGCGACCTTAAAAAACCTATCCTTGGCAGCATCCATGACAGAAGACAACGAATGGCAGCATGATATATGTTCTGCCATCGAAAAATTATATGAGGATTTTCATTGATCTATGAAAAAGCTATTATAAGCCTCCTGAGAGGTTTTTGTCCTGCGGGGGTTACAAGTACCCTCGCAGGATACTTTCCGTCAAATATCGGCCGAACCAGTGTGTATTTTAGGCATAGTTTGTCATTTAAGTTATCTGAAAGTGAACGATGATATTGTCAGTGAGGTTTGTTTATAGTATCATACTTATAAACAGGAAAAAACCCGTGTTGGTAGCACGGGCCGTAGGGTGTAAAAATTATTTTTCGCTTTTTGTTGGTTTTATTATACCTTACATAGGGCCTTTTTTAAACCCCTTTTTCCTGCCAAAATATGTTTTGGAGGATTTTTTTATGTCTGGAATTGTCAAAGTTTATAAGCAAGAAAACCCGTTTGAAATGATTCCTAGAACAACTTTGCAAGACAGCAGTATATCTTTGCAAGCGTTGGGACTCTTGGTGAATGTTTGTTCTTATCCCGACACATGGCAAATATACAAAACTGAATTGTATAAGCGTTTTGACAAGAACAAAGAAACGAGCGTTCGGAACGCCTGGAAGGAATTAATAGAGGCGGGTTACGTCATGGAAAAGAAGTATAGGAATGGCAGAAAATGGGAGTATGAATACGCAATAAGGACAACCCCTTTCACAGAAGAGGAAAAAGCATCCTTTGAGGGTACAAATGAGGACAAAAAAGGGGAAGATGATCACTTTTTGAGGACTGGATTTTCAAGACCTCAAAATGAAGACCCCAAAATGAAGACCTCAAAACCACGAGGTAATATATATAATCATAAAGAGAATACACATAAAGAGAATACACATGAATATATTACACATCTATCAATCAGTGAAGAACAGAAAACATTTTTGTTAAAGTACGCTGACGAGATAAAACCGAATCACCTAAAAGCTTATGAAGAGCTTGATGGATTGATTGACGATAAATATCTATTAAACTCAAAATTTCTTGACTGTGTACAAAAGAAAAACGTCAAGAATTTTAAATCATACTTTAAAAAAGCCCTGGACGATGCAAAGAGAGAAACATTTAAACAACCAAGAGAAGAGAAAAAGCCTGAATGGGTTGGATCTTCCGACGAAGATAAACAGGAAATGAACGAAGAAGAGTTGAAACGGCTCCAAGAGAGCAAAAACGAAATGCTGAACACTTGGAACGATATAAAAAACGGCAGCGCGCCGGAAGGATATAATTTTTAAGGAGCACCCCTTTAGGGTGCTTTTTTTAATTGATAACAATCATAATCACAATAACAATGATAATCATGTTATTATTATTGTTATCAAAGATGAAGAGGGAGGGAATACCATGACGGCTAAGATAATCACGTTTGGCATCTCAAAAGGTGGATGTTCTAAATCAACAACTAGTGGAATTACAGCGTGGCTTTTGAGTGAAAATAAAAGGGTTTTGTGCATTGATATGGACGGGCAGGGGAATCTTACTTCTTTCCTTACGGGAGAATATGATATTTGTAATGTGTTTGAAGAAAAAACAATCCTGGAAGCGATCAAGGAAGAGAATGCTAAACCTTACATACTGAAAATCAGCGAAAATCTGCATTTAATTCCATCTAATGACTACCTTGCGACGCTTCCGAGAATAATGTATCAGGAGAAAAAAGGGCTTAACGCATTAACAAAAGCGCTGCGGCCAGTCATGGATGATTATGATTATATCATCATAGACACGCCGCCGAACCTCGGTGAACAAACTGTTTTAAGCCTATCCACTTATTCGCCTGCGGGGTCTTATGCGGTTATTATGTTTGACGGATCTATGTTTTGTTACTATGCCATTCAGAAATTTTTGGACATCGTTACGGAAGCACAGAAACGTCAAAATGACAAGCTGCAGTTAGCCGGAATCCTTTTTGCTATCATTGACAGCCGAGCAAAAGAAAATGATGCGATGGTAGAATTGATAGACGAGGAATACCCTAACATGCGTTTTGACAGCATGATCCGAAGAAAAGCAGCAACAAGACGCCTGCCTATAAATGGGTTCTTAGATAATAAAGAACTGAGCAGCGCTTTAGAGTATTATATCCCGTTTGTAAAGGAGCTTGAAAAACGTGTCAAATAAGCAGAAAAACTTAAAGGATAGAATAAAAAGTCCTACAGCCGCCTTTTTTGATCAGTACAAAGATTCTGAGGACGATAACAATATCAATCATAATAACAATCATGATCATAATAACAATGATGATATTGATGATATTATCAATAACAATAATAATAATGATCATGTTCAATTGGGTATTTACTTCGAACCCGCAGTAGTAAAGGCATTGAAGCCGTTAGGAAAGAAAAAGCTTAAAAGCAAATTTGTAAATGCGGCAGTCAAACAAGTGTTAAAAGATAAAGGTATGCTATAAGGGATTTTTTCGAAAAATGAAACCTTTTTTTGTGGAAATTGTCTCTTAACATGTACCCTTATAGGATGCAGAAAAACAGTAAGGAAGTCTCGGAATATGTCTGGGCTTTCTTTTTTTTGAAACAAAACCACTCTGAAAGTCGTAGAACAAAGGTGTATAATTTATACGATCTCTGAATTTTCAGGGGAATTATGGTATAATAAGAGAACAAACGTTCGAAAATTAAAAGGGGGACGGATCAATGGGCGATTTAGCAAACTTAGAACCGGAGAATAACGCGCATATCCTTGAAGAAACGAAAAATCTACTTTCTTTGTGGGTCAATTCAAGGGAGAGAAGAGGTATTCAACCATCGGGTATTGATCTGTCGAATGTTAAGACTTTAGTTAATTACTTGCGATTTACGGGAAGTATCAGTAAGAAAGAAGAAGAAATGTTACGCCGTTATTATGATTAAAAAAAGGCCCCTTTTTTTGGGGCCTACTGTTCGTTATTCGCCTTCGAATTATTTTCATTCTTATCTTTGTTTATTCTTTGCGGCTCTCGATCTCTTACAACCATTTCGAGTATATGTCTAATTGGTTCTAATTCTTCCGGAGATAAAGGGCGGCCATTCCAATGCAAATCCTCTTTTTGTAAGAATTCTGAAACGTCTTTTCTCTCTTTTTTTGGATCAGGATCGTCGGTCAATCCTAAAATATAGTCTACAGATACGTCGTATAATTCCGCGAGCTTTGTCAGTTTATCTAGCGGCGGTTTTTTGGCTTCAGTTTCATATCCCCCGTAACTTGATTTAGCTATTCCTAACTGTTTGCCTATATACTCTAATGTGTATCTATGCGCTTTCCGCAAATGGGCCAAACGTTTACCGTACATAAATACATCCCTTCCTCCTAACTAATGTTCATCCAATGTATATTATATTCTTTTTTTCCCCTGAAAGAAAACGTCAACAATAAAGGTTTACGTGTGAAAACGACTGAAGTTTCACCATTTTTCAAAAAAATATCCTTTAGGGGAACTTTTTTATAAAAAGGTATTGAAATGTTCCCTTTAAGGGAATATAATAAGGGTACACCAAAAGAAAAGAGGTGAAACAAAAACAATGAAAAATCGCAAAAAAAGAATTTGGTTATCTGAAAGCAGAAAATCTCAAGGTTTTACCTATGATCGACTTTCGGAGGAAACAGGGCTTGCACGTTCATTTCTATGGCGGATTGAAAATGGAGAAGCCGATCCATCTTTTGATTCGGTTTTGAAACTTTCAGATGCGTTGGGATTTACACCAACATTTTTTTATACCCAAGAAATCTCCTTTAGGGATAATAAAGTGTGTTTATCTTAATTTTAGTCTCTTAAAAGAAGAAAGGGGAAACCATGAAGAATCTGAGAGATGCGTATTACGAACTTTTGAATAAGCAAATTGTATTGCTACAGATTGAGGAAATTCTTAGAAGAAACGGGGAATTTGTTGAGGCCTTTGCTATAAGGGCCGAAGTTGACAACCTTTACAATCAGCGTGAAGCAATTAAGCGAAGAATGGATTTAAAAGTGGTAAATGCATCATGAAAATTAAGGTTTCTGAGTGGCGCGCTTACACGGGGGAGCAAAGGTTGTGGCTTTTGGAAAACACGGCATTTAGTCAATGGAAAAGAAAAAACAGAAAGGGAGTATGGAAATGAAATCTTATAAAACAATCCAATTTAGTGAAAATGCATTTGATCAATGGAGATTAGGAAAATCGGGAGGAAGCATGGGATTCACAAAGGCGGGATCACCTGTGTTCCAATTTGAAAACAAGGCTCAATACGAAAAATACTTGCAGTTAAATAGCGAAAGGAGCGTTCGGGCATGAGTAGACTTCATTCAATGGCACGATTTGACGAAAGGATTCCGGAAACAAAGGCATTAGGAAGTTGCGAAGGGTGTCAAGAGGTCATAACAGTTGGTGAAGAGCACTTCAATTATGAAGGTGATCTAATCCATGATGATTCCGAATGTATGAGAATGTTTTTGAAACAGGTATCAGAATACGTCCAATAAAAAATAGAACCTTTTTGCAAAGGCTCTATCTCGCATAACAAACAAGTAAAGTTATTGCAGAACTTTACTTAGGATAGGTGGATATGACACCCCTATACTTAGGGATTATATCCATCTTCCCCTTAGAATTCAATAGAAAAAGGTGAAAATATGGAAAATAATTTTGTGATTTTTGAAAATGATCCATTTGCAAAAGAAGTTATCTCAGAGGAACACGAAGAGCAAACAGAACAACAGGCGTTTGAAGTATCAGACCTTGAAACAGCGGCAGAGGCACAAAGGCGAGTCGCTTACTTCAGAGACGAACAACAAAAAATTGACAAGATCGCAGAAACGCAAATCGCGCCGTTTCTTGACAAGATCGAAAAAATAAAGTTGTGGCAGGAGCAAGAAAAAGAAAAATACGCCAAGAAACAGGCGTTTTATGAAAATCGGCTTGAGTGCTATATGAGGCAGGACGTAGAAGAACAGATGAAAAAGGGGCATAAACCCAAAAAGGTTATGAAGCTGCCATATGGGACAGTCAAGCTTATAAAACAGCAACCGGAATACAATCGCAACGAAGAAGAATTGAAGGAATATGCAAAGGCACAAGGGTTTATAAAAGTATCTGAAAGTGTTGATTGGTCATCTATTAAAAACAAATGTCAGCTTGTCGGTGATAAGTTGATAGATCCAAACGGGCAAGTCGTGCCAGGCGTTACCGTAATCGAAAGAGACGATAAATTCTCATTGGTTTTGGAGGGATAACGAGTGAACATTTATCAGAAGCTTATCGAGGTAAGAAAGACCGTCCCGTATTTGAAAAAAGGAGATAAAGCTGAACAATACCAGTATACGAGCTCAAGTCAAGTAGTAGCGGCTGTCAGAGAGAAAATGGATGAATTAGGGCTTTTACTTGTGCCGAGAATTATCGACAAAAACGTTCGAGCTGAAACAGTTGAATTCAAAGACAAAAGCGGAAACGTCAACAAAAAAACAACAACATATTTTACTGAATTGACAATGGAATTCAAATGGATTAATGCAGAAAAACCAGAAGAAACAATGATTGTGCCGTTTTATGCACAGGGTGTTGACAGAGCAGGAGAAAAAGGCGTCGGAAAGGCTTTAACATACGCTGAAAAGTATTTCCTTCTGAAACAATTCAACATCCCAACAGACAACGACGACCCGGACGCTTTTCAACAAAAAGTTGAAGAGTCAAAGCCGCCTAAACCGATTACGCCGGAACAATTAAAAGAGCTCGAAGAACTAGCGGGCCGTTTTGCTGAAATTCGCAATGTAACAAAAGATCAAGTTTATAAGGCAATAGGGATTACAACAGAACCGGAAAAAATACCGGAAGGGTTGGCTTATAACCTTATCGAGCAGCTTAAACACTGGATAAAAAACGCTACAAAGGAAACAGCATAGAAAAGGACTGGTGTAATATGGACGCGTTTCTAATAAGTAGGGGATTTTTAAAAAATGGAATGTGGTCGGACGTGGTTAAATTCCGCATTTTCTTCTATCTTTTTGGGGACGCGGTTTCCTCTTCAAAGCGTCAGCAACGGAAAAGCAGATTCAGCAATGGGAACAAATTGACGGTAGGTAACGACGGCACGCGAGAACGGGCCGATAAGGAAATAGTCAGAGATATGGAGGCGGCAGAATGAATGAGATATGGTACAGCAAAACGCCATTAGCAGAGTTTTGTATATATAAGCTGCTAAATCACTATTATTACAGCTATAAAGAAAGCCAGGGAGAAAAATGGCATGAGGGATACCATTTCCCTTCTTATACAAGCGCAAGAAGCTTTTTAAAAAAATATATCGGTAATCCTGGGCGCATGAAACGTGTTGAGCGGTTGCCGTGGGAGCTGATATGAGAATGATTAAAAGAGAAGCAGTGTCAAAGTATGGCGGTATCATGAAGCGGGTAACAGAAATGGAATTTGTGACACACAATGAAAAAAAGCTCATTCAGGAAACGCGCACGTTATTCATTATGGGAATTCCGGTTACATCGAAGACGCTTTTAAGGCCTGCGGGTTTAAATGATAGCCTCAGAATAGCTATGGGGGGAATATGGGGGACGTATGATGCGACGAACAACATATAAGGACATAGGTTTTATTATATTAATAGGGGCAATACAGGGCCTTACAGTCGGTTTTGCGGCATACCTAATCATAACTATTTGGGAGGCTGCTAAATGATCAATCATGCAAACAGGGGTAAGGCCCTTCAAATTCTTGTAAACCATACTAACGCGATATACGGGCATAAAGGGTGGGCGTTGGTAGACGAAATAGCAACACCGACAAAAAACATTCGCGGCCGGATCATATACGAGAAGAAAAGTACCGTTGACTATGTAGGCATAGCCCAGGGCCGCGGCATTGCTTTCGATGCTAAATCAACAAAAGTAGAAAGCAGATTCGATTTAGATAACGTTCATGATCATCAAGTAGAGTACCTGAAAAAGTTTATGGATCAAGGCGGTATTTCCTTTCTATTGATTGAATTTTCAAAATTAAAGGAGTTTTATTTTGTCAGATTACCGTTTTTCTTGAAATATTGGGATGCAGCCAAATCAGGCGGCCGGAAGTCAATCCCATACCAGGATATATATCTGAATTGCGATCCGATCAAAACAAGTAGGGGTGTACCTCTTGATTATCTTGAGTTGTGTTTTAAAAATGTCGAAAAAAGTAAAAAAACGTCGAAAGCAGGAGAAGTCACATGCTGAATAGAGTTGTATTAGTCGGCAGATTAACGAAAGATCCGGAATTGAGATATACACCGAACGGAGCGGCGGTAGCGACTTTTACATTGGCGGTTAATCGGACATTTACGAATCAAAGCGGAGAGCGTGAAGCCGATTTTATAAACTGCGTATCGTGGAAACGTCAGGCGGAGAACGTCGCGAATTTTTTAAAAAAAGGGGCGCTCGCGGGCGTGGACGGGCGGCTGCAGACACGAAACTATGAAAATCAGCATGGGCAACGGGTTTATGTAACGGAAGTACAAGCAGAATCAGTTAAATTTTTAGAGCCGAAAAGCAACGGAGGGCAGCAGGACGACCGCGATAGCGGGCCGAGTCGAAAAGATAATCATTATTATGGCAGCGATGATCCATTCAAAAATGAAGGAAAGCCGATTGATATATCAGACGAAGATCTACCATTCTGACGAAGGGAGAACAGAGCCATGACAAGGCGTGTAATTCAATGGTCTAAGACTAATTTAGACCGTGAAGAGCTGCTAATAATTACGGTTTTCGAGGAAGGGATAAATAAGCAAGGGGCAAAGGCGGGAATACCTTTCAGCAAGCGGCATGGCGTTCTATATAAAACAGAGGGAGAGAAGCGGTATGAATACAAATAATTCAAAAGATCCAGGAAAGGTAGTTACTTGGAAAATGACTGAGGAAGAACGTCTGCAGTATATCAGCAAACATCCGATTATACCCATGGATAGACACCGCGGATCATGGAAATGGCCGAAGAAACAAGGCGTAAAACCATTAGAGAGATCAGGGAGTTAAACGGGGGAAGCAGCTATGAAAGGGAAATGTCTTACCTCACACATAACACCATTGGAAAGGGGCAGAGAATATTTTCTCTTTCCCTTGGGTGACAGTCATTACTATGTATCTAAATTTGACAATCAGAACGCCCATTGCGGGGTTTATCAAAAAGAGCATTTCGAAGTAACTGAATCTCTATTCAGAGAAGAGCATCAGGAGAATGAATGCCATCAAATGAGTTTGTTTTGATTCAGAAATCAAACAGCAGGGGCATTCCCTGCCGGGGAGGAACGGGCATGGATAAATTACAGGAAATTAAAGGCCGCATTTTAAAATTAAAAGGCTATCAAAGTGCAAAACCTGAAGATCAATACTGGATGGCCAAAAAACATATTGATTTTCTTATTGATCGCGCTGAATTGTCTGCTAAACAACAGAAAATCATCGAGGAAAACAAACGTCAACAAGAGATCATAGTTATTCAATTCCGGCAAGCGCGGGAAGAGATTCAGCGGCTTACTAAGGAGAAAGAACACTATAGAAAATCTCTCGATATAATAGCCGGAAGTCCTGAAGTTGATTCTATTGAAATAGCTGAACATATTGCAACTCAGGCACTAGAGGGGTATTGATGGATATTCAAAAAATCCAATCGGCGGCAATCAAAGTAATCAATAGCATTCGTAATCGAGGTTTAGAGGTGGATGTCATTCAGTTTAGGGATGATGTATGGGATGCGATTGTTGAGGATAACAAGCGTATCGGTTTCCGGAACGAGTCTAACCCGGAATTCGCAGGGTGTAAAGCTGAAAGGCAGGAGTTATTAACGCTGTTTGCATTCCGAATCATAGCAGCAGGGGCATATAAAGGCGGAATTCATGAAATTGACATCATTGATGGAACAAATGATATTTATTCACTCGCCACACCAAAATGAGCGAATATTCAAACAATAGAAGGGGGAAGAACAATGAAATTAGAACAAAAACACATTGATTTAATGAAAGCATGTGAGAACGTCGCGACGATTTGGGGATATGGTGATGCTTTGTTGGCAAGGGAAATACAAAAATTCGATCCGTCCTTTTTGAAATTTATTGATAATGATGAATTAGGGAAATACGATCCGGAAGTTGAGAAGCTGACAGGGGCGGAGAGGATGCCGTATTTCGGATTAATTTTGCAGCCTGATGGATTGGCTTATGTCGAGAGGTGGGAGGGGGAGAGAACAATGAAATTCTACGAAATCCATGATCCATATTACGCGCTTATTAAAGCAACAGACAAGGCAGATGCCGAAAAAGTTTACATCGAGAGCGTTGCCGACACGGACGATTACGAAAATTTTCAAGAGGATGAAATCCGAGAAGTAGAACGAGACTATGCGCTTGTTATGTTTTCTCAGATACAAGATCATGACGGCACTTGCGCGGGCTATGACTTTATTTCGAAAGTGTTCAATGACCCGGATTTCAAAGTGCTTAAAATGGACGGTTCGCTCCTATGAACACAGCATACAGAGTTTGGGACGGCGAGCAGATGTGTTATTACGGTGATGAAGGCATATGCCTTTCTATTGGTGAATTGGGTTCAATTGAAGGAAAAGTTTTCGGATGGTCTGTATGGTTAGAAGGTTATGGCGTGATCGCACACAGCGGAGACGGAAAATCCGTTCTCATGAATGGAACAGATCAGTTTCAAACACACTCGAGACTGAGGCGAATTTATGCAAGGGACATCGTTCAGCAGGAGGAAACGGCGCCCGGCGGTTTGTATGGCCCGGAACCGTTCATAGGCGAAGTGAAAATGATTGACGGATCATGGTGCATCGTTAATGAGAAAAAAGAAGAGTGCAGACCGTTGTTTTCTGAGACGGCGACAAATAAAGTCATCGGCGACGTTTACCAAAATCCTGAGTTATTGGAGGGCGCGGAATGAGTAAATTCATCGTTTTGAAAATGGATGACATCAAATCTCATTTAACTTTTGAAGAACAACTTTTTCTCGGGACATTCATTGACAGGATCAACTTGTGTAGAGAAACCGAAGGGGAAGCAATTAATGATTATGTCGTTATCAACCGGGATGAACCCTATATCGACGAGATAACGGACATCATGAGAAAGCATGGACATTGGGAGGATGCAGAATGCCAAAAGTGAATGGAACATTAATCCGGTACTATTGCGATGACTGCGAGGAATGGACATTCTTAGAAAGACCCGCCTTCACGTCCGAAATCTATTGTCCTTTCTGTGGTGCTCAAACTCTTGCTATGGATTCTGACGATTTAAGTTTACTGGAAGAGGCGATGAAGGAGGGCGCGGAAGAATGAGAATCACAGTAGACAAACAGACTAAAAAATTCTATTTAGCTTTTGCAGCAAATGAGCGTAATGCAAAACAAGGCAGATGGGTATCCGCAGTCGGCCATGAGATCCATGTAGGGAAACATCGCTTTTCTGCTACTGTCTTTGATCCCGATGAAATTGTTATATCAGAGGTTACGTCAGGGATTAGAGTTATGAACATTCCAATAACTCAGGAAATCCGTCGGATGATTGAGACAAAAGAGAACGTTTTGACTTATCTAAAGCACGTGGGAGAAACATCATTGACTAGAATTATTGAAAAACATGACTTTGATAAAGCCGTGGCGGATGGAAAAAGGATGTCTTATAACATGCTCGGCGAGATGCCCCCGATTGAAGCATTCAACATGGAGAGCGCGGAATGAATGTTGTAGTCCGTGGATGGTTCAAAGGAAAAGGAGGGGAATAAATTGACGAAAAATGAATCAGTTTCAGTGATTGACGCAATCAAATGCCCGCATTGCAAGTATTTAATGGATTTTTGGGATTACATTGTGGGAGACGATATGTCGGGTAAGTTCGAAATGGACTGCGAGAAGTGCCGCAAGCCTTTTCATGTGGATTTTTGCACTTCGTTTCATTTCACTTCTGAAAAAATAAATAGAGTATCCGAAAGGACGGAGGATTAATAACTATGAAAAAACTATTAAAATCAATCATTCTATCAGCAGCATTACTTATGGGAGCTGCGGCCGTTGCGCCGTCTGCTTCCGCCGCATGGTCGCCGTGGGGAAATTACAAAGGCGGCACGATGCGCGTATACACGGACGCGACGACGTACACAGCGAAAGCCACCACTATAGATTATAAAATCGAAAAGAAAGGCAGTAAGAAATATTATTACAAAGCGATCCTGTACAAATGGACGGATTCGGGATTGATTCATACAGGGCAATATAGTTCCGGATCATTCACAGGATCAACGCCGATGAAAAAATTTAGTGTGACGTCTGCCCGGAGAAATACCGGGAACGGAACATACATCGTCAAATACAATCTATATAGTAAATCAAATTGGACCGGATTCGTGGGAAGCCCAACGAGTAATTGGTTTTTCATATCTTATAATCTGTAAAAGGAGTGCTGACAGTGTGTATTCTTGATCAGATAGGATTCACCAAGGAACAATATAAAAATTTGTATGAACAGGGTTATTCGGATGCGGAAATGGCGGAAGAGCAGCTATACTGTTCACCGAGAGTCCTAACCCATTGGAAGAGGAAAAACAATCTTGATGAAGAGTATCCCGACATTCATTATTTCAGCCGTGAAGAGTGGCAAGAACGAAAAGATAAGGGGATGAAAGAATACGAGATTGCAAAGGAATTTGGTTTTAAATATATGTGGGAGTATAACGATCATAGAAACTCATTGGGGATACCATTGCAAAACAAAAAAATTGAACGCACGCCGGAGCTTTTAGCGGAAATAAAATCATACTTGAAAAAAGGGTATAAACAAAAGGACATTGCAAAAAAATTAAGCGTGAAGATGTCTGTTACTACGCTAGGGCTCATTATAAGAGAGGAAAATCTTAAATGACACAAAATCCGATTATTAACAATCTATATAAGAAAATAGAAGCGCAGCAGGCAAAGGGAATGAAAAAGTATGGGACGGAAATTAAGACCGATTCTCACAGTTTAAAAGAATGGCTGCAGCACGCTTTAGAAGAAACTCTGGATAAAGCAGTTTACCTGGAGACTGCCATCCAAAAAATTGAGGAAGCCGAGAAAGGCCAAAGCATCTAAGACAGAAAGGCGGATAAGATCCTATGAAACGAGAAAGAATAGACAAAAAAAGAGCTATTGAAAACTATTTGAGACATTATAATTCTTACAAAGTCGGTATTGCGAACATACAACAACAGTTAGATTGGATTTTGCCAAGCGTTACCGCAGTATATTCGGCAGATGCAGGATCGTCCGGAACATTCAACATCAAGAGCAAGGTTGAGGATACGGTTTTAGATCGTCTTGAAAGTAGACAGGCGTTGGATCTCAAAGAGGATATGGAAATGTATAAATTGATAGTAAATTCAATAGATCGAGCGATCAGCAGACTGGAAAAGAACGAACGCACTTTTGTGGAGGAACGTTATTTTAAACTTAAACCAATGATACAAGTGGCTGCAGTCATGGGATACCACGAAAAACATGTGCATAGGATCAGAAATATCGTAATTGATAAGCTAATGATCGGATTATCAAATATACTCAAATTGGATTAAGATTATATTTTTTGTCTGGATGTCTCCTTAAAAGATACTTTTTTGTTACTTTATCGTTACTTTTTACTCTTTAAGGTGTGCTATTATGTTATCAGGAAGTCTTACAGGGCTTCCGATCTTGCGGCGGTGGAAAAATTCCATAATGGTTTATCCCCTTTCTCTTTGATGTTCATCTGTCAAAGTATTGCCTTTTTTTAGATCACTGTTTCCCCCGACAGTGATCTTTTTTAGTGGAAAGGGACAACAAATTAAAAGGAGTGATGCAGAATGGCATCAGGATATGGCGTAAGCGCAAATCCAACAAAGCAGCACCATGTTTTAGGCAAAGACAAAGTGGTTAAGGTTGCTGTCAAAAATGACAATGACTACATTGCAGGCCCTAACTTGTCCCTGCAGCGGAAGGAAAACGGCAAGTGGAAAACGTTAGACGGCAATTCTCCAAACCCATTAAAGCCGGATCAACACGACGTTGACGAGTGGGGCATTAAAGAAATGTTCGATAACAAGAAAGGAACGTACCGTTTCAAAGCAGACGTGGAGCGTTACGATTCAAAAGGTAATCACGTCAGAACGGAAGGTACATTCTATACTGGCGAATTCTACATTGAATAGAAAACAATATTGTTATCAATAACAACCACAATAACAATAATAATCATAATATCAATCATATTATTGTTATTGTGATCATGTGGTGGTGTCACGTTCGTATGGGTGACACAAGCGGTTAAGTGAAAGGGTCAAGGGCCGCGCCTGATTGTGGGAGTCAGGTTTTATGATTCAATCACATATCATTTCCGGAAGAGCGGCACTGCTAATGAGCGGGGTCGCTTTTTTGTGTTAAGGAGGGAAAAGACATGAGAGATTTATTAATCAGTTACATGAAGACATTGGATGATACAAGGTATCTCTTTGAAAAGATTAAAGCGGAAGTAGAAAAAAATCCGTCGTCAAAACGAGCAAACGATTTAAAGACGATCAGGAGAATCATTTCAGATCTTGAATGGACAATTGGGTTTATCGAAAAAGGAAGGCAGCCAGGGTTGCGCCGTTCAATCAACAGGCAGAGCGAATGGAGACGATTGTTGATTCAAGATCCTGAAAAAATGGCCCTTATGTATTCTGATAAGCATTCAGTGCGGCCGAATGCGGGCAACGGTGTAACCGAAGAAGAAGAAGGGCTAATCAGGGAATATCTTTCTGTTTTGACAGATCGGGAGAAAGAAATCTATGTCATGCATGAAGGAGAAAAATTTTCATATGAAAGGATCGCGGCCATGCTTGGAGTGGCGAAGAGTACAGTTCAGACGACAGTACGCAGGGCACGAGTCAAAATATCGAAACGTCTCCATATGAATAAAGGGGCGTAATGAGGGCGGATAATATGAAACTATCAACATACGCACGAATAAAGCAGGAAGAAGCAAGAGAAAAGGCCTTGCAAGAAGCGAAAGACAACCACAAATGCAGAAAGTGCGTGTGGGGGTCATTCTCAGGAAACAAATACGTTTGTATGTTCAATAAATGCATTAAGAAGAGTTGATGGAGGTGGTGATGATGTAATGAGCAAATTAACGCCTAAACGAAAGAGATTCGTTGATGAATATCTAATAGACTTAAATGCAACACAAGCATATATAAGGGCAGGATATAAGGTGAAAAGCGAGGCGGTGGCCGCGGTTGAGAGTCATAAGCTCCTAAGAAACCCTAAGATTGAAAAAGCCATTTCTGAGGCCATGGAGAGGCGGTCGCAGCGCACCAATATAACAGCGGATAGGGTTTTGGAGCAGTTGGCAAAATTCGCTTTTGCTGATATTAAATCATTAATGACATGGAATGAAGAGACAGGGCGCGTCAAGCTGCGCGATCCTGAAGACATAGACGGTACGATCATAACCGAATTGACGCAAACCGTTACAGAAGTTCCGTACGGTGACGAAACGGCCGACAAGATCACAACGAGAATAAAGCGTGGTGATCCCCTGAAGGCTCTTGAAATGATCGGCAAGCATTTAGGTATGTTTGATCCGAAGAATGCCCATATAGACGAAATGAGCAAGGCGCAGATAGAAAAAATGAAAGCTGAAACCGAGCTGACAAAAGAGCGCATTAAGTTGTTGAAAGGCGACAAAGGCGACACGGCACTAATCTCAAACATTGCGGATCTATTCAATTCGCTACAAAAAGGGAATGCGGACGATGGAAATTAACTTTTCTGAAAAGCAAGCGGATGTTATTTCACGCCCCTTTGATCATACCCTTGAGGCCAACGAAGGCACGCCGCGTTCAGGGAAAACGACAGCGGGACATTTTCGTTATGCGCTCTATTTGTCGTTGACGCCGGACGAAAATCATTTGATCGTCGCTTATAACCAGGAACAAGCGTACAGGCTTTTCATAGACGGGGACGGGACGGGCCTCAAACACCAATTCGGCAGCCTTGCCAAAGTGAAACATGATGAATTAGGCGATCATTTAGAGGTTCAGACGCCCGCAGGGATAAAGAAAGTCTATTACAAGGGCGGCGGTAAGGTTGATAGCGTTAAGGCGATTACGGGGATGTCGTTAGGCTCAGTGGTGTTCTGTGAAATCAATCTTTTGCACATGGATATGATTCAGGAATGCTTCCGGCGGACATTTGCTGCCAGGATGCGCTACCATCTTGCCGATTTAAACCCGCCTGCCCCGAATCACCCTGTTATTAAAGATGTGTTTCACGTTCAGAACACAAGATGGCAGCACTGGACGATTCACGACAACCCTATTTTGACTGACGACAGGAAACAAGAGATATACGACACGCTGAAGAAAAATCCGTATCTCTTTAAGCGAGATTGGGAAGGGAAGCGGGTCAATCCGCAGGGCGTTATATATGGAATGCTTGACCTTGAGGCGCACACAGAAAGGGCATTGCTTGGCAAGCCTTACGAAATGTATTTTACAGCTGACGGCGGCCAGTCTGACGCGACAAGTGTCTCATGTAATATCGTCACCCGTTATGAAGATGAATTCCGCCTAAACCGTGTCGCTCATTATTACCATTCCGGCGCGGATACGGGGCAAGTAAAGGCTATGAGTGTATACGCAAGGGAGATCAATGAGTTTGTAAAACACTGCACCGAAAAGTATCAGATGCAGTATAGAGATTTTTTTGTTGATCCGGCGTGTAAGTCGCTACGTGAAGAGCTGCACCTTATTGGCATTGATACGTCCAGGGCTGACAATAACGCCAAAGACATTAAGGGCAGCTCAAAAGGCATTGAAGTCGGAATCGAGCGGGCGCAGAACGTCATAACAAAAGGCATGTTCAGATTAGTTGATGATGAAAAATATGATCATTACCATTTCATAAAAGAAAGCGGCTTATATTGCCGTGACGACAACGGTAAGCCGATTGATAAAGATAACCACAGCATGGACGAATTCAGGTATAGCGTAAATTACTTTTATAAAGTGTATGTAAAATAGGGCGGTGAAACGATGTTCAAAAGCCTAATAGCCAAGATAAAGGCGGTGATGCAAAAAATGGGAATAATCAAAAATATTAAGTCAATATCGGACATTAAGGCACTTCCGGTCAATGATGAATTTTATAATTTGATTGAAACTGTATGGTTGCCGTTATATAAAGGGCACTTGGAAAAATATAAAGGTGAGCCATTTCATGCAGTCTCTTATATGACAATTGAGAAAGGGCGACGCACCCGGCGAATGGATTCATTGAATATGCCAAAAGTTGCAAGCGAAGAAATGGCAAGCCTTATCTTCAATGAAAAATGTGCAATCAATGTTTCTGATAAGAATCTTTTCGAGAAAATAAATGATGTTTTTGAATACAACAATTTTTATAGACAGTTTCAGACACATTTAGAATATATGTTCGCTCTCGGAGGAATGGGGTTAAAAGCATATATCGAGGAAGATCGGAATAAGCAAAAAAAAATAAAGATAGGCTATGTCACTGCGGATTGTTTTATCCCTATAGCCCATTCGAATGACGAGATAACGGAAGGTGTGTTCTTAACTGTAACCCGAAAAGGGAACAAGTGGATGACGTTGCTTGAATGGCATCAGTGGGACGGCGCGGTATATGTAATAAAAAATCAACTATTTCAATCAGACAATAGCGAGGAGATCGGAACGGAAGTCCCATTGAAGCTCATATACCCTGGTTTGGAAAAAGAAACAAGAATAAAAGGCCTTTCCCGTCCTTTGTTTGTCTATATAAAACCGAACGTAGCAAATAACTTTGATTTACAGAGCCCGTTAGGAATATCACTGTTCGCAAATGCGATTGACACAATCAAAGCTCTTGATACAGCTTTTGACAGCTATAACCGTGAATTTAGAATAGGGAAAAGGCGCATCATTGTTCCGCATACAGCAATTAGGACAATTGTTAACCGAGACACCGGAGAAATCAACCGTTATTTTGATGCTAATGACGAGGCATACGAGGCCTTAAATATGGAGGATGTAGACGGCCAAAAGATTGTCGATAACACAATTGAATTAAGAATAGAAGAGCATGTGAAGGCAATACAATCCCTATTAGATGTTTTTGCTATGCAAATAGGATTTAGCCCTGGCGTGTTTTCTTTCGACGGCCAAGGGGTTAAAACAGCAACCGAAGTTGTAAGCGAAAATAGCAAGACTTTTAAAACAAAAAACAGCCATGAAACTATTGTTGAAGAGGGACTAAAAAGCCTCATTACATCCATTTGTGAGGTGGCTATGCTTTACGATGTATTTCCAGTTCCGGATGATTACACAGTAACAATAGATTTTGATGATTCCATTGCTGAGGATCGGGACGCAAACGCCAATTTCTATTTAAAAATCATGAATAATCGTTTGATGCCGAGATATGTCGCCCTTATGCGTATTCTTAAAATGACTGAAGAACAGGCAAAAAACATGATACAGGCAGTAAATGAGGAACAAGCAAATGAAATGCCTGACATTGATCAGCTATATAGCGGGGATTCTTAATGGCCAGGATAACGCCTGAACGGGCCGAACAACTATCATGGCCCATTGTTCAATTGTATTCAGCCATTCAAACAGAAATTTTAGAGAATATCGCTGAGTTATTAGCAGACGATCCGGAAGCGTTAGAAGATGATGCTAACGCCTGGTATCTCGATAAGTTAGAACAAATAGGCGGGCTAACACGGGAGAATGTTAAGGTCATATCGCGAAAAAGTAGGTTTTCGGCCAAAGTCATCAGAGAAATATTAACTGGTGTCGGATTTGAAGGAATAGAACCGAATGAAATTATACTCAAAAGAGCATTGGATCAGGGCAAGGCGTTTTATCAGGCTCGGCCTGTCGAACATGATCCGGCAATATGGACAATATTAGATGCATTTGAGAAGCAGGCGCATGATACTTTTAACATGATTAATTCAACCATGCTTAAAGAGTCAGAACAGATATACCGCGACATAATCACAAGGACAACGGCCGAAGTATTAGCGGGTACGAAAACTTCACAACAGGCCTTACGGGACACAATGAAGCAATGGTCGGCAAAGGGGATACCTGTTCTGAAAACGGCTAATGGCGGCCGTAGATATGCTGAAGGGTATGCTTATACCGTCATTCGCACCATCGGAAACAACGTGACAAACGAAATGCAAGAAGCGCGCTTTACGAGTTATGGCGTTGATCTTGTGGAAATTAGTTCACATTCGGGAGCCCGGCCGAAATGCGCCCCGTTTCAGGGGAAGATATTTAGCAGAAGCGGCAATGATCCCCGATACCCTGCGCTATCAAGTACGACCATGGGTGAACCTGATGGTTTATTTGGAATTAACTGCGGCCATGTTAAATACCCCTACATTCCAGGTATTTCACAACAGCGTTACCATCCTGTTAATGCCGAGCGGAACGAAAAAGCATACAAAGACAGCCAAAAACAGAGGGCGCTTGAGCGCAATATAAGGGACAACAAAAGAGAGCTTGCAGCATTTGAGAAAATGCATGATGAAATTGGAGCGAAACGAGCGCGCAGGAAGGTTTTAGACGGGCAGGCAAGGTTAAGGGCCTTCCTGGAAGAAACGGGCCGCACACGGCGACGAGAGCGCGAACAAATTTACAATTAAGGAGCAGCAAAATTATGTTTATTTCCAAAAAAAAATATGATGCCCTGGTTTCTGAAATAGAAGATTTAAAGAGAGCCATTAATTATCTAATTGCAGAAGCAGAAGTTGAAAAAGAGAAACCGTCAGAAGAAAAGCCTTCCGTCTATTTAGGATAAGGCTTTTTTTATTGCCCGTTTATCTGTAGTGGGCGTTAAAGAAAACAGAAGTACATTACCCGATTGGGAGGTTTTAACATGGGACAGAAACCAAAATTTTTGCGCCTAAACATACAATTCTTTTCAGATTCTACAAACAGCGGCGCTGATGATCAAAACACCGATCCGGCGGCGAATCCGGAAGATAGTCAATCAAGTAGCGGGGGAAACACGCAGCAAACTTCACAAGAGGACACCAAGGTTTTCAAGCAAGAAGAGGTAAACAACATTGCGGCCAAAGAAGCGAAAAAAGCACAAGAAAAATTACTCAAGCAACTCGGCGTTTCAGACTTCAAAAGCGCCAAAGAAGGCCTGGACAGACTTAAAGAGATCCAGGATTCGCAAAAAACGGAAGCTGAAAAACAGGCCGAGCTTTTAAAAGAATTTGAGACTAATAACCAAACACTCACAAGCGAAAACGAAACGCTTAAAGCGCAGATTTCAGCAATGAAAGCGGGCGTAAAAGCTGATTCGGTCGCAGATGTGGTCACATTGGCTCAAAATCTTTTGTCTGATGATACGGACATGGCCGCAGCCATTCAAAAGGTTGTTGAAAAATATCCGCATTTTGCAGAGCAGGACCAGGAGGAAACAGAAAAGCCGCGTTTTACAAACGGCCAACATCAAAAGCAATCACCGACCGAGTTAGACGCTTGGACGGCTGCGTTTAAAAAATAGGAGGTAACTAATATGCCAAACACAAACTATGCCGAGCTTTACGCACAAGGATTACAACAGCGATTCGCACAAGGATTATACTTTTCAGAGCTTTACAACACGCCAAACAATACACGTATTAAATGGATAAATGCAAAAACAATTCAAATCCCACGCATTGATGTAACGGGGATGACCGATTACAACCGTAATGAGATCGGCACATTTTCACGTCAGGTGGACAATAGTTGGGAAACTAAAACGCTTGCCCATGACCGTGAATTCCGTACCCTGGTTGATCCGGTAGATATTGACGAAACAAACATGGCCGTCAGCATCGCGAATATTACAAAGACCTTTAATGACGAGCAAAAGATCCCGGAAATGGATAAGTACATGGCCTCAAAGCTATATTCTGAGTTTCAACAATACGGCGGCAAACCTGAAACGACAAAAATAGATGAAAGCAATGCTCTTGGCGTCTTTGATGAATTGATGCTGCAAATGGACGAGGCCGAAGTACCGTTGGAAGGCCGCATTTTATATGTTTCTGCTCCTGTTTATACGGATCTTAAAAACGCTGACAAAATTTCACGTTCTCTATCTGTAACAAACAATAACGGCAATATCAGCCGCGGCATTCGTTCACTGGATGAAGTCATCGTAAAACCTGTCCCTTCTTCACGAATGAAAACAGTTTATGACTTCACCCAAGGGGCGGTAGTCGATAAATCAGCAGTACAAATTAATATGATTCTTATTCATCCTGATTCTATGCTTTCGCCGCAGCGCTATGAATTTGTATCAGTTGATGAACCGAGCGCGAAAACAGGCGGGAAATACCTGTACTTTGAGCGGAAATACTGGGATGTATTTGCCATTGAACGGAGAGTCCCTGGCATGGTGTTTAACGTTTCAAAACCTGATACGCCCTAATGCGCCCCGAAATCTATCGTACAC